TTAAGATGCTCGGCCACATCAATCTGATGTTCAATACCAATAATCCTACAGACACGTTCAATAGCCGAACCAACACCATTAGGCGTAAACTTTACACGACAAAAACTATTTAGCCCTAGAAAATCTAAAAGATTATCTTGTTGAGTAGAAGTTAAATCCCTAAAATTGACAGTCAAATTGTTTATGCGATACTCAGGTTCACTATACTTAGCAAGCAAAAAGTTGCATAAATTACTTAGCTGACTTGGAACATTGTATAAAACCTCATCAACGTTAAACTGGCTTATGTTATAGGTTGATTGAGAAGTTGCGCTATTACCTACACTTGACTGACTGCCGTCAAAAGCCTCGGCAACAACTTTGTTGTATAACATGTCAGAACTGTAACTAATGTCAATATCAACATACTTATAAGCATTAGCAGTGCCATCATCAGTAAATAAACGAGAAGCCAAAAACACGTCGCTCGTAGGGCCGTAACTAGCATCCGTAAACACAAGTTGACCAGCAGAATTAGTGTACAAAGACCCCTGCTCAGAAACCTCAATACTATTGATGTAATCTAAAGCATTTTTACCTACACACTGAGTATCAGCTGCAAGCATTTGTGTTCCATCAGCCACAACATAAGGAGTCACATTGTAAGGATTGCTGTACGCTACACCAGAATCCTGTAAAATCCTTACAAACCTATCACCGCTAGTCTCAGCAGGAAAACTTGTGCTAGTAATGTATTGGCGAGCAAACAAACCAGTACGCTCAGTAGCAATCAAAATAGCAGTAGACTCACCAGACACATCATAATCAAAAGACCAGTCATCAACCCAACCCTCAAAAATAGTATTTAAAGTTGGAATCTCAATAAACACCCAAGTAGCCCTAGGCAACACCGAACCATAAAAAGCAGAGCCAGTATTAGTAGGGTCAAACTCCCTACCCATGTTCTTAAAAGTTACAGAAGCCGTACCAGGCTGGAACGAATCAAGAACCCTATTCTTACCCAAATTAACTGAAACATTTAGGACATAGTTAGTAACAGTCCAAATCTCGCTACCATCATTCAAGCCAAGAAGGACACGAACGCTATTCATTAGTTACCTTTTCTCCAAGTGTAACCCTGAGTCTTTTCAGCAGCCTGAATCTGCTTGATAAGAGTACGACCAATCTCAGCATCAGTAGCACCATAAGGAACATTCACAGTCAAGTTATAGGTAACGGCCTTTTCTCTAGCTTTCTCAAAAGATAGGTAATCAAGAGCCTGACCTGGAGCAGTAAACGGATTCTTTATCGCACCTGGAGCAAACGAGAACATGCCTTCTTTACGAGGCTTACCAATAGGAGCAAGTGGGCCAGAAGTTCTAGGCTTAAACAATTCTGACATGTCCGCAAACTTAGGTTTAGCATCCTTCTTAGGCTTTTCAGTTTCAGGTTTCTTCTTATCATCAACCTTGCCTTTCAGGAAATCAACAAAATCACCTGCAGCAGTACCCTTCAAAGACTTAGTAATTTTCTTGTACTCTTCAGCAGTCGCATTACCCATAGCAGTACCCATACCAGTACCCACAGTAGTAGCTGCAGCGTTCAACGCTTCCTGCTGAGATGTCAAAGCATCAATAAGACCGTTGCCCATAGCAGAGCCACTATCCTTCATGGATTTAGCAATCTTAGCCCCAATGTCACCAGACACTTTTTTAATGTCAGTGTAAGTTTTATTTAAGCCTTTGACACCCTCAGCACCAGAAGCCAAAATAGCTTCAGCAGTAGCATTACCAGCATCAGGGCCAGCAGAAGCAATCTGACTCAACAACTCAGGGTCTAATCTAGCTGCAATCAAACTGTCCAGATTTTTGCTGAAAGTAGTCAACTTCATCAAGTTATCTCTAAAGCCACTAACCATGTCTTTAGAGGTGTTCTTGACACCAGTAACAACAGTCTTAAACTTGCCATTTAAGAAAACAACACTCTCAACAATGCCATCGGCAGTATCATCAAAAACATTAGTAATGTCAAAAGCACTCAACAAAGATGACTGAATACTCTTAGCGTTCTGCACCAACTGATTGATACTTTGAGTAGTTTCCTTGACCTTCTTCGTAGCATCATCAGCCGCATTACCAACACCATCAATGTTTGTTACAGGCAACTTCTTGGACAACTGAGAAGTCATAGAAGAAACCGAACCAGTCAAACCATCAGTAGCAACAAGGCTCAAAGACACACGCTCGTTATAGTCCTTCAACGCATCATTCATGCTGTTAGTAGCTTCAACCGCACCAGGCACACCACCCAGATTAAACAAGAAACTTAGACCATCAATAATCATGTTAAGCAAAACAGTTACAATGGCAATAGCAGGGCCTAGCACCGCTCCAAACACGTTAGCTAAAAATGTAATTAACGGAATTAACGGTTTCACAACAGTACCCACAAGTTTAAAGATGCCAGCCAACGGAATAAGCAAAGGAGTAATTAGTTGAATCAAAACCTCAATGATTGGCATAAGAGCATCAACCAAAACTAAAAACGCATCAATCGCAGGTTGTACAACAGGAGTCAAAGCAACAATAACCTTAGACAGCAAAGCAAACGCAGGGGCAAGGCTCTTACCTAAAGCATCAATCACAGGCATCATAGAAGTCAACAAGTTAGCCAAAGGTTGAGTCAAAGTAGCACCCAAACTAGCCTTCAAGTTATTGAAAGCCGCAGCAAGGTTTTTCTGCTCAGTAAACAAAGTTCCAGATTGTTGCGCATAAGCGCCCTGAGCATCAGTAGAACGTTGATACAAGATGTCTAGACGGGCTTGAGCCTGAGCGTTACGCAACGAAGCGCCCTCAAGTTTGTTTTGCCCTCTAGCAGCCAACAGAGCGTTTACTTCAGCTTGCTTCATAGCGACACCGAACTTTTCAATCGGGTCGTATTCACCTCTAAACAACGCTGTCATACCAGTCAACGCTTCAGAAACGTCATAACCATAAGTAGCAGCCAAGTCCGAAGCCAAACCAACCAGATTCTTAGTTTCACCAGCCACAGTAGACATCTCAAAGCCAGACTGCTTTAGAACCGAACCTAGGAACGTAGAAGCCCTAGCAGCTTCAACCTGACTCAAACCAATAGCCTGAGCATCCTTAGCGAACTGCTGCATATCAGGAGTCAAATCACCAAAAACGTTACCCAAACCAACCATGTTACGGTCAAGGTCACGAGCCGCAGTAACAGCATCCTTCACAAAGTTGATAGACCCCACAGTAGCCATAGCCGCACCAGCCGCTAAAGCCACACCCTTTAAGTTCTTGACAACCCCAGCAATAGAAGAAAGACCGCTCTTAGCATCCCTAATACCCTTAGCATCAAAAACCGAAATCAGAGGAACAAATATAGAACCAGCCATCAGCCACGCATCCTTCGGTTAATCTTTCCGTAAGCCCTACCCAAAGCAGCATCCATCTTAGGGATAATCAGTGGAATCGCCTTTTCAGCTGCAGGATAAATCATCTTAGATTTCTTAGTAGACACACCTAACTTCCTGCCCAAAGCAGTAATCATGTGTTCACCCTGACCATTAATACGGTGGTCTCTATAACCACGCTTATTACCGCTATAAGTGTAAATACGGGTGCGAGAATTCTTATTCAGATATTTACGAGAAGTACCAGCCAAGTCAGCCATAACAGTAGCCGCATTATCAATCTTCAAGCGAACAATAGCCGCCTGTGGCTTCCTGTTCCTCACAATGTTTTTGCGAGCTTTACCAGCAGGAATGGTCTGAATACCAACCGAATCAACAGGGCGATTATTGTTCTTGCTATTCGCACCCCAAGTCAAACGACCAGGAACAGCAATAGGAAAGAAACCAGAACGGCTACTCTGACGCTTCTTCACATGCCTACCAGTTGTAGGTGGCTCAGAAGGAATCGCCTTCATTACAGCATTTCTAGCATCTTTAGCAATAAAGCGATACTCTGCTCGTAACTGAGTAACAAGAGTCGGTTGAACACGATTCAACTCACGAATCAACTCTTCATAATTAGTGATGTACATGCCAGCACTATTGCCCTTATTGAACAATACAGCCATAAATCACCACCAATCTCTTATATTCTATCCCCTAGATTGTTGTTGACTTCGCCATACAAGATACCTGCCCATAGTCCACAACATGCGGTCACTACACTCTAAAAGAGCGTTAGGGCTAATACCTGTTTCAACTGCAAGAGAAGCGATATACCAATGTGCGGAACTATCGCCCAGACCGACTATTTTGGGTCTGTTTCACTCGCCTTAATAGAAGCTACATCATCAACCCAAACTTCAAACTCTTTGGTAGTTGACTTAGTGCGACCTTCAGATGACCAAGCTAAAAACAGTAGGTGAGTAAGTTTTACATTCGCTTCTAGCACAGCAACTGACAAGTCAAACTTGGTTTCAAATCTAACTATGTCAGCTGCTGAACAAGAAACTTCTTTTTCTTCACCAGAAACAAATTCAATGCGTAGGTTTATTTTCAATTGTTTTCCTTAGTTATTAGGCTGTTGCACGAGTTACAGTTCCTGATGTCGGCCAGGTAACTGAAAGTGTAGCGATATCCCCGACTGAGGCCGAGAATGGTTGGTACTGGCTGACAAGGCAAATCGCAGTCCACGCAGGGTTGGTGGCAGAAGTTGCAGAGCTTGTCGGGTTTACTACCACAGTAGCGTATGAACCTGCTGTGAATAGTGGTGCTAGAACGGCATCAACCGCACCTGCACCGAAGTCCTGGAAGAAGTTTAGGGTTACAGAGCCTGACCTTAGACCAGCAACTCGTGTTCTCCAACCGCCACCAAAAGCTGTGGTTTCAATTTCATCTAATGAAAGGTCAAGGCTTACGCTCTGGAGAACATTAGAAAATGCTGTTCCGTTGACTGTAATCTTGTGGTCTGTTGCTACATAAACCGCCATTTAATGTTCTCCTAATTTGCTTGAACAGCACAGTCAAACTCTGCTGTTAGATATGTGTTATCACCGATAATTACTGAGCCGTAGTTTCTCATATCAGATACTATCAAATCAAAACAACGACCCGAAAGTGTCCTATCTGATTCTATCGCACTTTTTATACTAGATGCACCTGTTGGTGCGCAGTAAGCAT